TTACTGGGCAGCGAACAGGCCCAGGTGCTCTTTGGCATAGGCTTCAAAATCGGTAAAGCCGCCGATGTGGGTCTGGTCGAGGAAGATCTGCGGAACAGTTTCAACCGGCTTACCCACGGTCTGTTCCAGATCGGCTTTAGAGATACCTTCTGCGTGGATGTCCACGTAGCGGTAGTTAAAATCTTCACGCTCAGCGGTCAGTTTTTCTGCCAGATCTTTTGCGCGCACACAGTAAGGGCAACCCGGACGTCCAAAAATTACTGCAAACATTTTCTCTCTCCTGAAACTAAGCCAGACGGCGAATGACACTATATTGCCGATAACTATCGGTAATGGAAAGCAGGTTCTGCCTGTTACATTGATACCTTCAGGCTATGTTTGGCCAATTACAGCCTCATTTTCTTTGCCTATACTGGCGAAATGTCAGTAACGCCGCAAAGAGAGACAAGATGACGCCAGTAATTGATCTGTTACGTTCCCACCGCTCCATCCGCCATTTTACCCAGGAACCTATCACCGAAGCGCAGCGCGAGGCCATTATTGCCGGTGCGCAGGGCACCTCCAGCTCCAGCTTCCTGCAGTGCAGCTCCATTATCCGCATCACCGACCCGGCGATGCGTGAACAGCTGGTGACCCTCACCGGCGGGCAAAAGCACGTTGCCGAGGCGGCGGAGTTCTGGGTGTTCTGCGCCGACTTCAACCGCCATCTGCAAATATGTCCTGAGGCGCAGCTTGGCCTGGCAGAACAACTGCTGCTCGGCGTGGTGGATACCGCGATGCTGGCGCAGAACGCGATGACGGCGGCAGAGTCGCTGGGGTTGGGTGGCGTTTACATTGGCGGTATCCGCAACAGTATTGAGGCCGTGACCGAATTGCTGCAGCTGCCGAAGCACGTTCTGCCGCTGTTTGGCCTGTGCCTGGGCTGGCCTAACAAGTCAATACCCCAATATGAAGAAATTACAAAACCACGTTTGCCCGCTGGTTTAGTCGTACACGAGAACAGCTACCAGCCAGTGAACATGGAGCTTCTACACGAGTACGATGAACAACTAGCCGAATACTACATGACACGCGCAACGAACAACCGCCGCGATACATGGTCTGATCATATCCGTCGAACCATCATCAAAGAGAACCGCCCGTTCATCCTGGACTATCTCCACAAGCAGGGATGGGCTACACGCTAAACTTTCTGAGGCGGTGATGATTTCGCCGCCTGTTTCACGCTTACCGCACTTTCAATATTATGACCCTGCGTTTATTGTGGGTAAGTGGGGGGGGAGCCTCTGTGAAAACAAACAGAAGATACACATTTACGTGATTGAAATTATTTCCTTTTAGCCAGAAAGTTGAGAAAACGCAAAGAAAAAAGACTCTATCTGTTTGAATAATGTACATGTCTCATAAAATAATATCTCTTGGTGAGGGTAAATGTTTAATTTGATTATGGGTGGACACCCGGATGTATTTGATCATTGGCCTATGTATGTTGTAGACGAGGGAGATAGCGATTTTCCTGTATCACGTATGCTGGAAAATACATCAGATGAAATTCGCAAGAAGTTGACCCCCTTAAACGAAAAAGCTCTTTCTATTATAGAGAGTTTTCCTGTACTCTTTATGACTGAAAAATATACTGATTGGGAAGTTGAAGCACGTCCCGATTATATTGATGTGCGCGTTGGCTCAATATCAAACGTTTCAATTGAAGGTAAGGAAGTATTCTTTTCATTTAAGATAACAAAAAAATTCAGTAAAATTCCTGTTACAAATAATAAGCTGTATACAAATGTTTTAGAATTAGGAAGTTTTGGGTTAAACAGGACACATTGGGGCGTTAAGGATAAAGACCTACAAACAACGCTAACAGCACTAGGACTAGAATTTAGAGAGACATCAAAATCTAATACATCGTTACCCCCAACTGATCAACCAAATTACTATGAAGTATCTGATGTTAGATCTTTTTTGAAATATGTACTCGAGCATACTGATAATGACGTGGAGGAGGTGTTTTATCGCGGCCATTCTGATGCATCGTATGAATTAGCGCCTTCCCTGTTTAGAAGAACGCCAAAAGGCAATTTCAAGTATCTGCATAGTGAAGCAAATCTAGTTCGTGAAGCATTGACAGCCAGGCCTTCGGAATTCCATGGTGATAGAACAATGCTTGATAAACTTGTCAGAATGCAACACTACGGCTTGCCCACCCGTTTGTTAGACATAACATCAAATCCGTTGATTGCTTTATATTTCGCATGCAGCAGAGTTAAGTATGATAAAAACAATAATGAAATAGACGGTCATGTGATAGTATTCAAAACAGATAGGGATAAGATTAAATTCTTTGATTCGGATACAGTAAGTTGTATAGCAAATTTAGCTATGCTAAATCATGAGCTTAAAGAAGAGTTGGACTGTAAAGCTGAAAAGATAGCTTTTAATAAATTGGATGCATGTAAAAAACTCGTGCATTATATTAAAGATGAGAAACCTTATTTCCAAAACGTTATCGTTCCAGCCGATTTAGAGAGAATACTTTTTGTTAAAGGACGTGTGAGTAATGAAAGGATTTCCTCGCAGTCAGGGGCGTTTCTTTTATTTGGGAATAATGCTGTATTCCCAGATTTAGTTTCAGATGAACCGGGTTCAATTCCGCAAGAATTTAAAGTTGAGAAAATACTCATCAAAAACAAGAAGGAAATTTTGAAAGAACTAGCCAGGCTGAACATAACAGAAGCAACGGTTTATCAAGGTATGGAAAGGACTATGAAGTTAATTGCTGAGAAGTTCGCTACGCAAGAGTAGGTTTATAGTAAAAACGCAGCGTGGTTATTTTGATTGTTAAGCCCTCTTAAAAAAGGGCTTAACGGTTATGAACGAGTTAGTAATCTTTGATCTCTATTGTGCTTAATGCAGGATATGCTTGCTTGAATTTTGTACCAGCAGGCGTATTCTTAATGATGTGATCTTTTATGTATTGGGGCATCCTGTGTCCGAAAATAATCGACTCCACGAAATATTCTGGATAATCAAGTAAGTAATAATACTTACCTTCTACAAAAGGTTTAGCCGTTTTGTTATCTGGTTGGAATCTATATTCTGATTCATATTCCCATTCAGTAAGTTTTGTCCGTAATGCACCCCAGATCAAATTCCCCAGATGTTCGCCACCAACTAAACCAAAATAGGATTTGCAATAATCCAATAAATACATTTTAGGTAGAGTTTCTTGATATTCCACCTTATCTGCTTTTATATATTCTGACTTAAACTCAATACAAAAACCTCGATGAGAGTCAGCGTAATGTGACCACATCAAATTACTTTTTGGATTGCTGGACAAGCAAATGAAAGAATATTTATCAAGCAAGTTAGTTAGTGTACCTTTTAGACTATCTAGCAACTTAGTTCCTCTATTGGTAAACTTACCATGATGCACCATCGCTCGACACTCGTATGCACGTTCAGCGAGAAGAGATTTATTCAACTTATCAAATTCTCGAAACTTAGAATCATTGTTAGTTCTATTGAGCGGTTTATAGTCTTTTGCATTAGCCAATATGAACGGAATTAATGCCTCTATATCTTGCGGGCTAGGATCAATAATATCAATTTTACAATCAAACAAGTCGTTGAAGTTCTGGCGGCTTGAAAATACTGCTTGATAGTTTAACAGATTTACTAAGGCTATATCATCCTTGAGCTTTTCTTCATTGGTTAGCTCTGGTTTGTTATTAGGATAGACTGCACGATACTTATAAAAATGCTTCGGATATTCACCGCTCAATTGATCATCCTTAATTGTTATCATGGAACAGCGATTGTTTAAGAAGGTCACATTAATTCTGACTTAATGATAACTCGAACAGAAAACCGCTTCAATGGGGGTTCTGATTGGGTTCTGGTTGAGATCGGAAAAGGTACTCCCGGACGGGCAAGAAAATGCGATGTTTCGAGCGCCCGTTCTTTGTCGTGTATATAAAGATTTAAATCCAGTCCAGTCCAATAGCCAGAACCTATCAACCCAAAAATAACTTCCACGAAAATATTACAACTGGTTTACATCTGCTTCGATTGTTCAAGATTTCCTCATATATTTTCCTCGCTAAATATCAGTACAAACATACGTAAACCATAGAGAGAAAATTACGTGGAATATTCAACAAAATCACAAATTAGCAAGCGCTATGGTTTCGACATCAAATCGGTAACGAACTGGATCAACGAGCGCGGGGCTGATTCGTGCTGGTGTTCGGACAAACGAAAGTTTAGGGAACCAGAGATTACAGAGTGGGTGGTTAAGAACATTATCACCCCTTTACGAACAATGGATAACAAAGAGCAAATGGGTCTGGCAAAACTAAGAAAGATGGATGCAGAAGCCCGCATTATGGAAATGAAAGCGCGTGAAACAGCCGGAACCCTGATCCCGGTTCAACTGGTGGAAGCATCAATCAGTAAATTTTCTTCAATGGTCAGAACGAGCATGTTGCAGATAGGAACTACGCAGGCACAAGCCATTATCGAACACGCTACCGATACCCGTTCTTTGAAGAAGTTCATGAACCAGATTATTACCAAACGACTTGAAGAAATCGCTAAACAGATGGATCAAGGCGAATTCCTTAACGATGACGAAATAACCCAGTATTCAGAGGATACAGAAGATGGACATGGAACTATTGAGAACGATCCTGATGCTAGAGATTCTGTTCAAGACGGCAACGATCCTGATGGTGGGGATCTTGATACTGGATTTGATTCAGATAGTAATTGTGAAGATTCAGAACAGGATCCAGACTTCTTTGACGACTAAAATTTATTAGCTATGATTTTGGACTGTCATCGGTGTGGCGCAGGGCCTGCCTCAATCTGTCTGCCCGCTCCGTGACAGAAGCGGACCTTAGTAGGTAGCATTTCTACTAATGTGCATAAACACTAAAAAAGTGTAAAATGCATGGTGCTCTGTATAATTAAGTTCATTAAGGGGGAGGGATGCTAGTAAAATACTATGGTTTATTTTTTGACAAAGAAACCAATAATTGGTCACCAAGAACCGAATTTATATCAAACGGTTTGTTTAGAATGACCCAGCCAAAATATCTTAATGATAAAGGAAGTGAGACTAGGCTATGGCCATATTTTAACAGATTCTCACCTGCCGATTATGCATGGGCAAAGAAAGAGCATGATAAAATACAACATGACCCTTCATACACTCCCTCAAAAGAAGAGTTGGAAAAATTTTTTTTAAAACCGTGCGGTTCCAGATATGGAGATACTTTTCCGCATATGTTACATCAGGAAGGTTTTAAATCAATGGATGAATACGACCTGACACAATTAACTAAAATTGCAGAAAGAATAAATCAGTTCTTAGTTGAAGCATTAAGTTGTCACTTAGGAGTCCTGTCTCTTTCAAAATCTGACACAAATGAACTTATGTGGACACATTATGCTAGTGAAGGTCAGGGCCTGGCGGTAACGTTCAATCAACACCATCCTTTTTTTAATCAGTTGCCTCCGAAAGATGTCAACTACATTGAGGAGAAAAGGGCTTCTCTCACATACTATAAAGGTATGTTAAGAATTAATGGTGTTCCTTTAAAGAATTTTAATCTAAATGATTTTAGCAATTCATTAAATGTTCTGCAATTACTCTCTGGAAATGGTATCGATATGGTCGATTTTTCAGAACGCTTACTATATTCTAAGGCTGAAAAATGGTCTTCTGAAGATGAAGCAAGGATTGTATGTCCTTTGGTACTCTGTGAAGCTAAAAAAGGGCCATTAGTACAACCGAAATTTGAGATAGAATTAACCTCAGAACAATCCATGCATTTCAATGAGTATTCCGAGATTAACCTCAAGAAAATACCATTCGATGCTTTTGAATCTATAGTTTTTGGTTATGGCATGAGTGAATCAGATATGGCAACTATTGTTAAATTAGTGAAGGAAAACGATGAGTTATCACATTTGAAATTGCGTGTTGCCATACATGATATTTTTGGAAACGTTGTGGTGACCGATTTAGTTGAAAAGTAAGATATTAAGTTCAGTTATTAATACAAAGTGTACCGCGTGTGCATGAACTTATCCTTCACCTGTTTAGCCTTGATATTCATCATGGTTGTCCAAGTGGTGTACCCTGACTGAACAAATCGCACGTATACCCTCTTGTTGCCCTCGTACTGGATCACCTGTAGTAATCCGTCGTTCACTTCGAAAACCGCGCCTACGAGCGATAGAGCGCGTTCTTGTTTAGCTGTTTCATTCGACATCGGTAATCACCTTACGCAGTCGGCCTCGTTTACTTTGGGCGGGATCCTTAACCGTTCCTTGCCTTATCCGATACACGGTAGTTTTCACAATGTTTCCGGTATTTTTAAATTCAACGAACACCGAACGGGCTTTACCAATAATCACAACTTCAAATTCTCCGTGGTTACTGCTCTGGTATGTTTGCCCGATATTCACAAAAATCTTTTTTGGTTCTGTATTAATTTGTTCTGTCATTTTATTTTCCTCTGTACGCTAACGGTTTCTCGTGTTCGCGTCTGGTGCAATCGATATTAATAAATTGTTTGCCTGATTTGCTCGTGGTGTAATTCCATGACCCCTGGTAATAATCGCAACGGTCACTATGAACGAAGTGGTTCTCTTCGATCACTGTATCGACTCCGCTGATCAGAACCCGGCCTTGTTCTATGCCTGCTATGTCGCCTGTACGGACGCCTAAGCAGACGATCACCATAGGCTTAGACATTTCACGGTTGTAGTGGAAGAACACGCGGTAGATGGATTCTCCCGGCATCATTAACGTGTCGATCTTCTTCTCTACATCCGAAAACCTACGCTTGAGTGATGAAGTCATTTCTAACTGCGGGGTTTGATCTTTTTTGTATTCTGCCCTGATAGCTTTCTTAACTGACTTAAAGTCCTCACCATAAATACATACAGGTGATAAAGATTGAACCCGTTCAATTGATTCCTGTTTACTTGTTCCGATATAATAGTAGGACAGGGAGTCGTTATAATGCTTCTTCCCGTCTTGAATACGTAAATTGAATTTCATGTTGTGCCTTAGTTGTTGTTATAGGTGGCACTGGTAATGCCACTTAGTTAATTTTTTATTTCATTCATTATATATTTCCTCATGAAGCCCCTGTTGACGAAGGGGCTTTTTCATTTATTTTGCGGCGGCTAATGCTGCATCAAGATCGTCTGAATACTTGAGTTTGATTTCGTTGTAACACCATTCTTTTTTAGATTTCGAAATCAGATTATTTTTAACCATTCTTGAAAGTAACCATTTGCAACCTGATAATTTCAACAGTGGTGTATTGTGAGAACCACGGATTTTGAAATATTTCATATACTGCTGGTATGGTTCGTTCCCGTTCGATTGCATCATTACGCCGGAATTGCGGAGGTATTCGAACATTTGTTTTTGACCCAGAACCCCGGTAATCTTCGCGAATGTTCCGATACTAATTACTTGATCTTCATTAAAGAACACATCAAGGAACGTTTCATGTTCTTCTTCTTGCTTAATCAGCAACTGTTCTTTTTCTTTGTTCTCTAATGCCAGTTGAACCCGTTCCGCTTCCAGTTTACCCGCTAACATTAACGCTTCTGCATAAGTTGGGGGAATTGCAAATTCTACAACATCGAAGTATTCCCGTTTCAATGCATCCCACAAGAATCGACCGCCATCTACTTTCTGAGTAATCTGGTCTAAACCGTTTCTGGTGAAGAATAAGAAATGCGGTGTTCTTGCCGGAATGACTAAGTGACAATTTGTCACATAGTCGATGTTATTGATTTCCTTGAGTTTTTTAAGGTCTTCGCCACCGACTTTAATATAGTCCTCTCCGCATACCATGTAATCTTTGATACGTGCAATCATTTGCCTGATCGCGTCTTTTTCCATTTGGGTGACAGTCATTAAATCTTCTACTGTCATTACCTTCTGGCCTTTGAATTCCTTGCCGATGAAAGTCGAACCGCAAATTTTTACTTCGCCAGTCAGTTTAAAAAAGTTGTCGTTGTTTACTACTAAGTTTAGTGCGTTCATTGTTTGAACCCTTATAAATAAAATTGAAATGGTTATACTGCATCATAATTTAATCCTCACAAGGTTTTACTACTCACTGCCCTGGCCTTATCGCCGGGGCTTTTTTACATCAGAACGAAATGGTTTTCTTAATCTTGAGATCGTATCTTTCGATGGCAGCGTACAGCGTACTTCGAGCGATATTATATTTTTTCAAGATTTCCGGTTTCTCTTTCGGAGTTGCTTCCATATATTCAGGTAAAATCTTTTTCAGTAATGCTAAGTTCAGTTTCATGTAATTATTTCCAGAAGTTTGTAATGTTATAAAAAAAGGCCAGAGGCCATCGAAACAAGATTAATATTTTCTTGTTACGTAATCTATTTATGCGGAGTTTTGTCAACTTATGTAAATTCCGTTCAAATAATAACCGAACGATTTTAATCACCTGAAAAACAGCACGAATAGCTAAAGGATTGATTATATTTTGTACCGAAACCACTATTTATATAAACACTACTGTATAAAATAACAGTAAAAAATCATATCGAAGTGGTGGATACATCAGCCTTTCAGTAGCTGATCAGTAATCAGATCGGGGGAATTAATGATCTCGTCTTACTGGTATTTAAGTTTTGTCTCAGTACTGGGGAAGTTCTCTGTACCGGATGAACATCATCTTACAGAACCAACTATAAAAATCAAATTTCTCTGAGAAATATTTTTAACTATTTATTATGGTTCTGGCCTTGAAAGTTGATTAAGAAAGGTTTAACCACACACATCATTTTGAAGGGTTTACTAAGATCCATTCAAAGAATTATCACTCAGAGATCACGAGCGAAGCGAGGCATCAAGCGTAGCGCAGATGCTAACCTTTAATACTATCGCTACGTAACCTTGATCACTTCGAAGTAATGTTAATTTGATCACTTCATAGATTACGTAATATTACGTTGCCGCTTCGCGGTGTCGGCCTGCGGCCTCCTGATCATTTCTTTTCATTCTTGATAGGCGAGTAACGACTAGTTATGTATATGTATAGGTGACGAAGCCAGTAATACTGGGATTTGGAGAGGATCTAACCGAACTTTTTCAACGAAAGAATCAGTCTTGCAGAGGATCTAACCGAACTTTTTATTTTCATGCCAGCTATCTAACCGAACTTTTTGGTTTCAAGAGAGTATGAATGTCAGTCCAACTAAAGGTAATATTGTTCCCGGCACTAGAAACTACCACAAACCAATACTTTCAGATAAGGAGTATCTATGAGTCATGGCAAAGCGGAACCAACTAACCCCGACGCCGCTGATTACAAAATCTATTCGCGCCTTGATTCCGGGGAGTCGCTCGAAAGTATCATTGCGAATCCACCAACGACAAAACTGGGTGGTGTTACAAAGACTTCAAACATAAAACAAGAGTACAGGTTCTGGAAAATCTGGCGTGAAAGCAATCCTAAACCTGATGGTAAGTGATCGAACCCCTCCCAGCCGAACAAACAAACCTACAAACCCCAACCAGCCGGGAGGGGGTTTAATGCTAACACTGGTGTGAAGAACTGCGTAAGGATAAAATCGCATTAAACAACTAAGGGTAATACCATGAACGACATAGACCTCTACACAATAGCCACATCCATTAATCACTTATCTGATGCAGTTAATCAGATTCGGGATGCAGTAGTTGAAGCAAACAAGGATAACTGGTTCAAGGACTACGCTATGCCTGTAGGCAATTTGTTATTATCCGCTATTATTGCTTATGCTGCGTCACTCTTAGCCTATGAATGGCAAGATAGATTTCTTACGAATAAATTAAAAATTGATACGATTAATAAAACATTCATGGGGTTTCAAAATGTTCAGGGAACACTTTTAAGTATTAAGGAGAACTATGCAAAAGAACTTACCGATAATCCTCTTCAACGTGCTTGTTCTGTACCCCAACTAATTTATTCATTTACTCCTTTAGAAATAAATTATGAGCATTTGATTCAGGTAATATCATCTGATGATGATAATTTACATGGCAATCCGTGGGTACATGTTGCTTCATATATAAGTCTGCAAGATCAATATTCACAACTGAACAAGATTATTCAAGAAAGGAATTTATTTGATTCTAAAATTAAAGAAAAATTAGTATTAACATTGGGAAGGAACTACTTTTCGTTTGAAGAAATAACAAGTGTTATCGATACGGTTTCATTACAAAAATACATCCAACTTACAGAGTTAGTTATCTTGCATAATGATAATTTGATTATATCTGTTGATGATTTTTTAAGAAACTTCCCTCGAATTGCTAGAAATAAAATGAAGAATAATATCTCTAAGAATTATAAAATGATTATGGCCTATAAAAATGATTCGGATCGTACAAGAGAACTTCAAAAAAGAACGATTCCTTTAGATTTGGCATTAACATCATTTATTCTTAATATTCCACAGGATACCATTCAAAAAATGCTGTGTGATCATTCATTCGCAATGGTTACTCATGTAGAAAAATAAGTGGTTAATAAAATTAAAATAATCTAAGGCATAAATAAGCCATATACTAGGAAATTCTTATATGGCTTTATTAACCCAGAAATCTCTTCAAGAATGGAAAGCAACCCAGTTCGATAAACAGCAAGGTAGATGTGCTCTCTGCGGCTTACAGCTCGATTCTGTAGGCAAGGCTAACGCCGATCACAATCATCACACAGGCCATATGCGAGGACTCTTACACGGCCTCTGTAATAGCGTTCTTGAGGGAAAGGTTGCTGGCCTGATGTACCGGGCAGGCTTGAAGGGTAAAGCCGATCTCCCAACGGTGTTACGTAACCTCGCTGATTACTGGGAACAGGACTACAGCGAACAGCCGATCCATCCTTCGTTTGTTCTGGACGAAAGTAAGAAGTTTGCCCGGTTCACTAGGGAACGAATGATCAAGGAATTGCGCGGGGCTGGTGTTGAAGTCGATAAAACTTATTCGAAAGAAAATCTTGTTGATATCTTCAAGAAAACATATCGTGAAAAACTCGCATAAATACATTCAGAGAAAAGGCAATATCGCCTTACAGAGAGAAAATAAAATGAAAGAATTTGATTCCCCTATTGAAATTATCGATGGTCAGATCACTATTAAACCTGGTCGTTTACCTACGGCGAAACAAATTAAACAAGCACAAGAACAAATTAAACAAGCACAATTTGACCTTATCCATAAACACATTCGTGAAAACTCGAATAAATAAGATTATACAAAAGAGGCGGTGTGTATCTCCCCCGCATGGATCACCCTTACAACAAGGGTATCCACAAAATCATTTTCGTTCCGGTTAGTGGTTTTGTGGATACCTTAGACAGTATCTTACCTTTGAAATAGAGTTGTTTTTCTCTCTTTTAACCCGGCCTAAACGCCGGGTTTTTTTTCGCCTAAATAATCCCAAAAGAGGGATTAACAGTGAAGAATTTAGACAAACTCAAAATCATTTATCAAAAAAGCGCGGAATTTATTTCCCCTCCGCCAATATTGCCCCCGTCAGAATGGGCTGAATATAACCTGACCTTCGTTGATGGCCCCGCACAAGGGCAACAGATGCGCCTGTACTCGTTCCAGAAACAGATCACGGATTCGTTACTGGAAGGGAAAAAGAAAATCGTTATGAAGCTGCCAGCGCAGGCAGGAAAGACAAACCTGATGAACGCGATGATCGGCTACAAGATGTTCACTAGTGGTCACAACGTAGGGATCCTACAGAGTACAACCCGTGAATTAGGCCAATGGCTCAACGGCAAACTGTTACCGATGATTCAGCAATCAGATTCATTACGTAACCTGATCACCTCCAAATCAGATAAGAACGCCACTAACAACCAGGCGCAGATCCAGCTTACGAACGGATCGTTTCTTTACATGATGTCTCTAACTTCACCGTCACACCTACGCGGAAAATCTATCGGTGGTGGTGTGTTCCTCGATGAAGTAGACGCGGCAACACCAGACCCGGCAGAAGGGGATCCGATACTGCTTGCAGAACAGCGCGTGACAACTTTTCAGGGTGAATCGCCTGTTGTTATCAGCTCCACACCAACAACGAAGCACGGCGCGATCTCCGTCGAATACGACAAGAGCGATAAAAGGTTGTTCTATTGCAGTTGTCCACATTGCCAGGGAGAACAAACCCTGGAATGGGAAAACGTTAAGTTCGAATGGGAGATCCAACAAGGCAAAAAAATCCCGATTGCTAAAGGCGCAAAATATGTTTGCCCCCATTGCCAACAACCGTGGACAGAGGGAGACAGAATACGCGCTATCGCTGGCGGTAAGTTCAGAGCAACAAACCCTATCAGTAACATTATCGGGTTTCATATAACGCGATTGGTAAGCCCCCTGGCGACAGTTGAAAGCATCGTTCAGGATTTCGCTGATGCATATCAATCGTTCAGCTTGCAGGTGTTCTATAACACCGCACTTGCTACCAGTTACGACGATCTAAACGCGGATATCGAAGTAAGCGAACTCGAAAAGCTGGTTTCGCCTGTATCAGTTACGAACATTCCTGATGATGTCGTTTTCTTGGTAGCTGGTGGAGATCAGCAAAAAGATCGCCTTGAAAATACGTTAATCGGTGTGAGTGAAAAAGCGTTGTATATCCTGGATCACCGTAGCTTCTATGACCTCGATTGCGAACGGGCAGATTCAAAGGCATACACCGAACTGATCGATTTCCTCAAAAGCGATTTTAGGACGGTATCAGGCCAAAAGATCCCGCTGTTGTGGGCTAACCTGGACTCAGGCAACGGACGCGCTACACAAGCTGTTTACCGCAACTGTAACCGCTGGAACAAGTTACACGCGATCAAGGGTTCATCCAGTACGACCGCGCCAACCATCCCGATCCAGCCAACAAGGACAGGCGGTCAGGAACTTTATGTTTTGGGTGTTAACCAGCTTAAATATAAAGCTCAAGAAATCATCAACCGTAATTTAAAAGGTGGCGCTCCTGTTCGGGTAGAAATATCGAATACCGTTCCTGATGATTACGCCGAACAGCTTACAGCCGAAGAATTAAAGCGGGTTGGTAATGGTGCTAAATGGGTAATTAAAAAGGGCAGGGAACGAAATGAAGCAGGAGACTGTTTCAACTATTGTTTAGCCGCTATTGAACTCGTTCTGAAAGGTATTAAAAACAATCCGTGGAAGCGCCTCAGAGAGTACAAAGCGAAAATTAACATCGAAGTATTACCGGAACAGGAAACCCCGCCAGAACGCGATATAGCCCCGCAGGAATCGTTAAAACCAATCGCTACTAAAGCGCCTGTTGATAATCCGAATAAGTTAAAACCGGATCGCCCAATATCCCGAAGATCTCAAAAACCCGGTTGGATAACACGCCGATAAAATCATCACTAAATAGCCCTATATAGATTAAAAAAATAAAGGGCTTTTATATGATTGAACATCCATTAGCAATCGTTCGAAAAGGTCAACCGATCACTATTCTTGCTGAATCAGGTGATGTCGTTTCATTGGTTGACCAACTCGAAATCGTTTTAAAAAGAACTGAATCAACAACGGATCAAGAAGTATCAATTTCTACTAATAACTTAACCCCGGATAAGTATCTTGTGATCGTTGAATCTGCTAACGGGGATTTGGTTCAGATGATGCCTGTGAAGTTGATGGGCTTATTTGAAAAAGAAGACCGGGTTGATTCTCTTCGTTCTCAACTTGAACTACTGGATAAAGTAATTCAGGCAAAACTATCTGATGATCAGGGCGTTTTAACCCAACTCAGTATTAATTCAAAAACTCTCGTTTATTCCAGCCTTGCCGATCTGGTTGCGTTATCCGATTCCCTTCGAACCCAATTAGCGCAAGCGGTACGAACGAAACGCGCGAAGCAGGGTAAATCACCAATGACCGCAATCAAGATTAAATTTACCAGGGATTAACCATGTTTAATTTTATTAATAAGTTTCGCAAGAAACCAAAGCAGGATGTTTTAAAACGAGATTCAAGAAAACAGCAATCTCACTTTAAAAAAGCATTAGCAAGAATCATCTCCCCAGTGGGAACAGGATTTTTTACACGTTCACTGGGTGTTAACACAAATCGTATTAGTGGATCCTCAAGTGACGGTATCACCGCACCTATTAACCGCGCTATTGGGGCGCACCAACAGCAACAGGTGATGTTCCAGGCGCGTGATCTCGTAGTGAACAACCCGTTAGCCGCAAACTACATCCGTATCGTTACAGATGGCGTGGTTGGTTCTAAAGGCATTAACCCGACTGTTTCGCTGGTGGATTCAAAAACAGGCGAATTAAATGCAGCCCTAAATAAACGTATCAGTGATGAATGGTTGAAGTTCGCAGAAAACCCAAAACGATTTTCTTTGAACAAAAAATTCACCTTTAAACAATTCTTACGTGAAGTTAGTAAAGCGCGAATTATCGATGGTGAAACTTTTATTCGAATTCACCGTTTCGATAAAGGAATGAAGGCTGAAATTATTCCGTCTGAACGAATCGACCGGAACATGACAAAGCAGGGTGAAGAACCAGACACCGTAATTTATCAGGGGATTGAATTTGATATCGACACCAACGAAGTGATCGCTTATTGGCTGCGTGATTTCGATATTTTGACGCAGACATATTCAGCGATCAGTGAACGTATTCCGGCTGATGAAATCCTTCATCACTATGACGGCGTTTTGCCTGACAGCTACAGGGGCGTGACTGATTTCCTTGCCTCGATGAAACTGATGAATCACCTGAACGATTTTACGTTTGCCTCACTGGTTCAGAAACAGATCACCGCTGCTTCTATGACGTTCTTAGAGCGCGATAAATCGCAGGATTCGTTACTGGATGATGATTCCGAAGACCATCAAGAAATCACGCAAGAAATGTCTCCTGGTTTGATTATGGAACTCCCAGCCGGGTACACCGCGAAATCAGTTACGGCTAATTCTAACGGTGATTCTTACGAGTCATTTGCAGAATCAACCATTGAACAGATCGCCGCTGGCCTGGGTGTTTATTCGAACGCGCTATTGAACTCAACCAAAAACGTTAATTTCAGTTCAGCACGATTCGGACAGCTTCAAACCAACGCGCGATTCGCTATTTTGCGAGACAAATTGAAAGAACAGGTAATTATTCCTCTGTTCGAAGAGTTTTTACGTTGTTGTGTCGATGATGATGTACTTCCGATCACACAAAAAGCTGTAGATGACGTTATTTTTAATACGACTTTCTCCGGCGAAGGAATGAAATCAGTCGATCCGATCAAAGAATATCAGGCGTATGAAGTTGCTGTACGTAATAAATTCATGTCTCGACACGAAGCGATTATTGCTATCGGCGGGGATCCGCAAAAAGTAGATGAAGAAATCGAAGCGGATAACCAAACAGTAACATCAGATGTAATTCCTTCAAATTCTGACTCACTAAATAATGATGTGATTCAGCAATAAGGAATAAAAATGAGTAAACAACTCCGGCGTAATTTGCCGGGGTTATCCTCTAGCGGTGAACAAGACCAATATATTTTTGATATTGCATTTTCTGATGAAACTCCGGTTCAACGAGAGTTTTTAGATGAAATGGGATATCCAATTCTGGTTAATGAAATTCTACGCCACGACAACCCCGCAAAAATAGATTTAACGCGCCTTAACAATGGCGCACCGCTTTTATATCAACACAACCACGATCAACCAATCGGCAAAGTTGTTGAAGGTACAGCGCGAATTGACCCCGACGGAATAGGTCGTTGCCAAATTCAATTTTCGGCAGTGGGTGAACTCGCAAATGAAGTCCGATTAAAGGTTATTGAAGGAACACTTTCAAAAATTAGTTTCGGCTATGACCTCACAGAATACGAACAGGTCGGTGATGACCTTATGGCCTATTTCGCGCCATACGAAGTTTCAATTGTTTCAGTTCCAGCGTCCGACAACGTGGGAATTAACCGCAATAAACCAGAAAAAAGCGAAATAAAACTTTCCCTAAATAAAGGCACACAGCGAAACGCTGAAACCAACAAAGAGATTCTTAAAATGGCTGATGAAATTATCAAAGAAGAAGTAGTTGAAGAACTGGAACTGACTCCAGAAGAAATCGAAGAAATTCGTAAACTCCGCGCTAAACGTGAAGAAGAAGAAGTTATTAGCGAAGAAGAAGTAGAAGAAATCGTTGAAGAGAAAATTGAACTCTCCGATGACGAAGTACGCGCTGTTCGTGCAATGCGTGAAGGTAAACGCGCTAAACCAGTACGTACCGTAGTTCGTGCAACCCGTTCCCGTGATTCAGAACAGAACCTGATGAAAGGTTACGATCTGGGTAAAGCGATTCGCGCGAAAGTTAACGGCGGTAATCTGTCCGGTCGTGAACTTGAAGTTCATCAGGAACTGGCACGTAACGCGAAAAGCAATCACGGCGGTATCTTCATCCCTGGTAATGCTCTGGCTCGTGCTGCTGGTGCTGGTGTAACTGCTACTAAAGTTTCTAGCATTACCCCTGATGGTCTGGATATGTCCTCTTTCCTGGACGTGATTCTGCAACGCTCCGTTCTCGGTCGTCTGAACATCACCAAATATGACAACCTGAACCAGCCGCTTACTCTGCCTAAAATGACTAAAAACGCGGTTGATGCGTTTGGTTGGGTAGATGAAAACGGTGCATCTCCAGAATCCGATATCAGCGTTGAAAGCTTCACCATGAACCCGAAAAACTTCACTGGTGGCGTACCAATGTCTAAGTTCAGCTTGCAGACCGTACCGGATCTGGAACGTATTGTTGTTGAACACATCATGCGTGGTTCCCAGATTGCACTGGAAAAAACTCTGTTCGCTGCTGCTGGTGCTAACAGCGCTCATGCGCCGAAGTCCATCAACGATATGTTCTCCGCTACCGCTCTGAAATCTGCAACTTTCAAGTATGAAGAAATCCTTGCAGAAATCGCGAAAATGCGTGATCTGGGCTTCTACGAAAGCATGACTTGCGTTATGACCGACGCAACCAAAGCAACCCTGATGACCACGCTGAAAACTGCGGGTGTTCCGGGTTACATCGTAGATGAAATCACCAATACCATGTGTGGTCTGCCTGTTGAGACTACTGGTCTGGTTGGCGATGGTAAAATCTACGTGGGTGATTGGTCTAACATCGTTCTGGGTTCATGGGGTTCTGTTGAACTGGATATGGACGATACCACTTACCGTTCACAGGGCGCTGTTGTTCCGCGTATCTGGCTGAACGCTGACGTTGGCTACCGTCATGACGACGCGCTTAAAGTGCTGACTCCTAAAGCTGCTGCTGGCGGCTCTAACCCGTAAGAAGTTTCTCTCTAAAACTGGCAATCCTTCGGGGTTGCCTTTTTTGTTTCTAAATACCTTTATATAAATCAGAAGGTATTAAATATGAAATTTTCAAAATCACAGGTCGCAAGCTTTCTTAAGTTGGGCGATGAATATCAAAAATCAGACGGTACACCATCTATCGGGTTATTCGAGAAAACGTTAACTGATTCAGAAGGGCGAATAGCCGAAACGCTAACTTTAACCGTTGAATACGGGGAATTAATCAAAGGCGATAGGGTAGGGATCAACGGCGAAGAACACAAAGTAGCTTATGTCGATGATGATTTGTCCGGTCTGGTCACATGCTATCTGGAAATTACCGGGGGCGGTCGTGGCAAATACAAATAATATTTTACCCCGTTTAGTTATCAAGCGACGGTTTGAACAGATTATTGCTGATGAATGGGATCTGAACCTTGTTGATTACTTCAAAACATCTGTTGATGATGCTCCGCAAGTCTGGATTACCCAGATTGACGAAAGTTATTCAAATATTTCTTCTATCAGGGATAAAAAATTAGAGTCAACCTGTTCAGTAACTATTGTTGTGTTCTCTGAAACGCAGGAAACAGCGGTACACGAAATTATTAAAAAAATAATGGATATTTCACCATCGGACTTCCCTGATTTCAGGATCAACGATATCAACCCGCAAGTTTCATCAACTGAATATCAAAATGATGCTTCAAACGGTCACGTAACGGCGTCTATTACCCTCGACCTTAAATATTTTTACGAAAGGAACTAAGATGATCAACAACACATACGATGTCTTCTCTGGTTCGGGCGTAGACATTTCGATTACAACCGAACTAGAACCGCTTATTAATTTTCACGATTCGAGCTATGTTGATATTCCAGAAGTATTAGCTTATCCGACCGTTGAAACTACCCGTGAAATTTCCCGGTACGAAACATACGATTCCGACACCGAAAGCATTTTATCCGGTGGCAAGGTTTACTCTGATACCGAAATCACTATAGGGGTGATCCCCGGCGATCCGGTTCAGCAAATGTTAGATACCGCTCTTGAAACAAAGGAACCGTTGCGTTTTCGTATGCTGTACCACATCGGAACGGATACCGTTCAAGATGCGGCTCCCGGCCAGATCGGTTATTACAACATTTTCGACGCTAACGTTATCTCTGAAACGACTACAGGTGACATTGAAACCACTGTACAGAAAACTTATCAGCTATCGATTCTGGACATGCATGATACAGGCGTTGCCCGTAAGGGTGATGTATTGCTTACGGGTGATTGGGGTATCGGTGCAGGTACTCAGTATTATCCGGGTGTTCTCGATTGGAAAAAACTCAGCGGAAACAGATTCGTTACGTTCCCTGGTTCTACTGATCAAAACCCGTTTGGTGTAGATACCGGGGCTGTTGCGGTACAGGGGAACGATAATCAGGGCTGGCAAATGATCGTCAACTCTTCCGGCAAGCCTCTGATCCGTGTTCGTAACCTATCCCCAGCCCCGCAACCGTGGACGAAAGTATATTCTGATGCAGATAAACCATCTCCGGCAGATCTGAACGCGGTGGATCTACGCGGTGGCAACTTGGCGGTAATGACGGGTTCGATATACTCCCCAGAGGTTAGAGGAACCACGTTCCGTTTCTGTCCTGTTCCCGGCGATGCTAATGAGGCTGGTTTACCTCGATACATTTCGACCACTAACAGGGCAGGCGAAGCAGTAAACATTGCCACGATGTGGCACGCTGGCGGCAAAGGCTTTACCGAAATTGATAACTTTGACGCGAAAGTTAGTCTAAAGGATCGTGGTTCACTGGTTTACTCCCCACTGAATAAACCGACTCCGGCTGATCTGGGTGCTGTCCGTAAGGCTGGCGATACCATGACAGGCGCGTTAACTGTTCCGGCAGGGCGTAGTTTAAACAGTGGTACATACACGGCTGATGCATCTACCGGGGAACAACACAGATTTTGTGTCTCTAACGAAGGTGGATACTCGATGTTGTGGCGGCAAGTTGTCACTCCACCAACCGGGAAATTAAAAGCTGATGAATTTATCGGTATTAACCGAAACAGCACTTTAATTTTCCGACAGGATATTACTTCAACAACAGATACCGCTTCGAGATATCGCGATCAACAGGTTTATCACCAGGGGTTTAAACCAACTCCGGCAGATATAAGCGCTATTCATATAAACGATACAATCGATCTAGGTACGTTTTAAACTCACTAAATACCCGTATACATTCGATATACGGGTATTTTTTATGGCAAAGATTAAGTTTAAAAGAACTTCAACAGTAGGCCGGAAACCTACTAGTTTAGAATCAGGTGAAATCGGTATTAACCTAGCCGACCGCAAAATATATGTTGGTGATGATTCCGGTAATATTGTTCAGTTAGGCAACGATCCAATCACAACCGAACGTTTAGAAGCAAAAGCAGGCGCAACAATCACCAGCGGTTTGACCGTTTCGGGTAATCAGTCAAATACCGGAAATATTACCGTTAGTGGTGACGTTAAATCGGCAACTCTGACCACTACGGGTAAAGCAACCAGCGGAACCGCGCAAACCGCTACTTTGACCGCAACTACAGCGGTGAACACTGTTGCTCTGACAGCTACGGGTAAAACTACCCTCGGAGATACCAAAACAGGGCCGCTAGAATCAACCACGTTGAACGCTACGGGTGTTGCTACTGTTGCATCGCTTCAAACCCCAGGATCGATTAGCGCAGGCGGTAACGCTGTTGTAACGGGCAAAGTTAACGCGGGTTCGGTCGAAACTGTTTCGGTAGCGGCATCAGGTGACGTAAGCGCGGCAACAACTACCGTAACGGGTAAGGCTAAATCTGGTTCTGTTGAAACTGGTGCTATGACAGCCTCCTCTCTGGTGGCAACTGGCGACGTTAAATCGGCAACACTGACCACTACGGGTAAAGCAACCTCTGCTTCACTGCAAACGGGCGCGGCAACGGCTACAGGAGTGACTACAGGCACTTTAAACGTTACTGGTGCTTCTACCCTTAAGGCAGTCTCAACAGCGAACGTAACGACCACTGGAGACATTACAGCATCAGGTAAGGTGAAGGGGGCAACGGGTGAATTCAATACGACCACTTCCACTACTGTAAACGCAACCAACGTAACCGCAACGGCAGAACTGAAAGGCGCAACCGTAACCACTACTGGTAAGGCTAAATCTGGTTCTGTTGAAACTGGTGCAATTACCGGTTCGACTATTACCGCAACTGGTGACGTAACAACTTCCGGCAAAGTAACAGCTAATGAAATTGCGCTAACTAAGTTTGATAATTTCGACGCTCGTTATATCCGTACTGGTGCGGGTATTACCAACGCAACCAAATTAGAAACCCCTCGTAAAATTGCTGGTGTTGCGTTTGATGGTTCTGCTGATATTTCGATCCCTGCTGCTAACGTTGGCGCTCTGCCTGCTGCTGGTGGTGCTTTAACTGGTGCGGTAACGAGTAATTCAAACTTTACCAGTACACAAACCGTACAAGGGCAACAGGTTCGAGCTACTTACCGTATGGGTGCTTATCGTACTGGAGGCGCTGCGTCATATGAATTGATTCGACCTGACATTATTACTTCTGATGCACTTCCGGCAACCGCGCAATCATTAGGAGGCTTATACTTTAAAGAGGGTTCGAAAACTACTGATCCACACGCGGGGATAACTCGTTCATTGATTCAGTCGTATATGCCTGTTGATGGTACTCACAGACTCCAGATTGATAACCGTGATAATACAAGTGCTGTAAAAAACCGTATTATTATGGATAGCGGAACTGGTGTAACTCGTATTGATATTGGTAACTTCCAGGCGGGTACAACCACTCTAGGAACCACTACAACGGGTAATTTATCCGCTGGTACTCTTACTACTACGGGTACAATTACTGGTGCTGCTGGGTTAACCCTGAATAGCCCTAACGCGGGAATTGAATTAGGTTCACTGACTACTGCGGGAACTCCGTTTATTGATTTTAAAGTGAATGGGAATAACGTTGATTACGATATCAGATTGATCGCTAGTCCTACCTCGTTATCTGTTTCAACGCCGGGAACTACACTCGACGCATTTAATTTAACGTCAACAACTGCAATCAAGTTACATCAGACAGCGGCAAGCCAGATCGTAACCAAAAACGACGCCACTATTATTCGTGATTACGGTAATGGTAACGTTACATTGTCTGCTGGTAGAACATCAACCACTGATACTGTAGGCGGTGATTTATATTTGGGTTTCACCAACTCGGGTAATAAATGCTTTACTAAGTCGGTTCGGTTAGAAGCACCGATGACCTGGAAAAATACAAGCCAGTTGGTAAACGCATCGGGTAAATTAGTTGGTGCAAGTCTCGATACTGAATATCTTAAATTAACAGGTGGTACATTAAGCAATAACATTACGATTGCTAAAAATGGTATTGGTGCGCTGACATTTAAAAATACTAGTATCGATACAACTGTAGCTTTACCGACTTCTAATCAATATACCGGGTTAATTAACTTCTACGAAGATCGCGCTGGTGTAGAAAAAATTCGTTCGCGTTTGGAATCACAGATCCTTACTAACGGTCATACATATACTTCACTGTATGTTCGTGATGGGGCTGATGCTACAAAAGCAAATATTCGTTTAGAATCCGAAACTGGATTGGTTAATATTGCAACAGGTAATTTCCGTGTTGGTGGTACATCTACGTTGAATGGTGCTACCACAATCAATAATACCCTGACAGTGAATAGCAATATCACGGCTAAAGCGGCTCTTTGGGTTACTGGTGCATTAACTGCTGACAACTTAGCGACTACAGGTGATGTGTCTGCTCTTAATTTAATTGCTCGTAGCGGTGGTATTGATACAAATGGTGACGGCAACTCTCACGTTTGGTTTAAAACTCTTTCGGGTGTCGAAAAAGCTGTTATCTATACCGGGGCTGATAAGGTTTTGAGTATCCGTTCAAACGGCAGGACGTTTAACTTGGGTGAAGGTGGCGGTGGTTTAAAAGTTGCTGATGCAGTTGGTGGTGAAGAAAGGGGATTAATTCGCGGTACTGTTGACGCAGGCGGTCATGATCAGTGGCGTGCTAGATCTTCTGGTATTCAGTTAGATTGTCCGAATGCTAACGTATCTGCATATAACGTTTTCAAAGCAACTAAATGGGGCCGCGCTCACTTTGCAGGTATGGATGTTCATATGGCGGGTAATCTTGAAACCGGAACCGTGGTACGTCTGCTTTCTGGTAACTATTCTTACAACTTCTACGGTACTGGTGAATTAAACATTCCCGGTAACTTGAACACTAACGATGTGTATATTCGTTCTGATGCAAGATTGAAAAATAATATCGTTAAGATTACTTCTGCTCTTGATAAAATAGAACAAATCAACGGTTGTATCTACGATAAAAAAGAAACTCTTGAATCCGAAGAATACACCAGTAAAGAAGCAGGTTTGATTGCTCAGGAAATTCAGGAAGTATTACCGGAAGCAGTGAAAGAGAATGAACATACTAAGGTATTAACCATTTCTCCATCTGCTGTTAATGCTTTGCTGGTTGAAGCAATTAAAGAATTAACCGAACGAGTAAAACAACTGGAGGCTAAATAATGGCGGTTTCCGGTGGTTGGGTTGGTAGTTCTGCGGTAAATGAAACGGGGCAACGCTGGATTAGTGCGGCTAGAACAACACTAAACTTACCCGCTTATGGTGGTTGGATGTCGGAGATGATAGGGCGATCTGTGGTCGCCCCTCCACCATCTGAAATTAATGCGACTGGTCTTTACGGGGCGAATGATAACTTTAACACTGAGGATTTAATTAACTGGGGGTATGGTTTTTCAAACCGTTCGATCACAAATTTAACGCTAACCATTTCAGGAAACATTACATCGTATTCGAAAGACGTTCCTTGCCTTAATTTTGCGGCGGCTCCATTCAACGAATTCAGATCTGTACACCTGATTATTAACTCTGGTGTTCGTGTAAGTGGTCGTGGTGGTAATGGCGCAAGTTTAAATATGTCAGGGAACTCGTTTAAATCGTTCAACGAAGCAAGCGCGGGCGGTGTTGCTATTACTAACGGGATCGGTACGAAACTGACAATTAGTAATAACGGTTATATCTCAGGCGGTGGCGGGGGTGGTGGCGCGGGCGCTTTCAACAATAGTGACGGTCAAGATAACGGGGCTGGTGGTGGCGGTGGTTGTCCGTTCGGTGCTGGTGGCAATCGTGGCGCTGTAAACGGCGGCGGTATATCGGGTAACGGTGCATCCGGTTCCGGCCCTGGTACTGGTGCAACACAATCAGGAGACGCGAACACATCAAAAGGTGGTAACGGTGGCTCCTGGGGCGCTGCTGGTGCTGCGGGTACGTCTTCTGGTGGTAATGGTAGCCGTAAAACTTCTGGCGGTGGCGCGGCTGGTGCTGCTGTTAACGGTTCCTCTCCTAACTGGGCATCTTTAGGGAATATCAACGGATCCCGCGTTTAATTCTCACTAAATAGAACATATAGGCCGGATTGTTTCCGGCTTACCTCTTCAAAATATAAGGTTTAAAAAAATGGCTAAAGCACAAGACATTTTTACTGGTGGTAATGTTACTGTTGCTATCGGTAATGACTTAACAAATACAAATCTGAACGGTCTGGGTTTTGTTGATATTCCTGAACTGAACGCATTCCCGGAAATTAGTTCAACCCGAAATTCTATTAAGGTTGTCAATTTCTCCAGCCCTGATAATCGTACTCTGATCGGTCGTCGTTCTTACGGTGATACTTCCTTGAGTGTGAACTATATTCCGGGGCATCCGACACATGAACGACTGATTACCGCTGCTCAGGGTACTAGCCGTGTTCAGTTGCGAATCACTTATTGGGTTGATTCTGATTATGATTACGGAGTTAGTTTCCTGATCAACGGCTTTATCTCTAGTGATAATTTCAGTGGTGGAGATGAAGCAGTTGCAACCCGTACTTTCACTATTTCAATCGATAAGGTTGTTACCAGTGGCATTCTGGATCTGACTAATTCCGGTTCTGGTGTTCTGAATCCGCTTTCTGTTGTGAAAGATTTCCCGGCAAGTATGACCATGAAACAGAACGATTCAGTTCAACTCGAATTTGTCGCTGCTGGTGGTTATCCGCCGTACAGCTACCGCTGGTACAAAGATGGTCAGCTAACTCAGTTGGGCGCAACCACTACCACTGTAGATCTGATGGGTTCCCCTGTTGGCTCACACGTTCGCAAAGTGATCGTTTCGGATTCTATGGGTCAATCGGTGATTTCTACCGAATGTACCGTAACCGTTACAGCAAATTAATTTTAAGCCGTCCTATGTGGGCGGCTTTTTTATTTCTAAATAAGGTTACATTTACCTATTAGGAATAAAGCAATGAACGAATTCGAACAAATGATTAAAGATTTAACAGTTGAAAATAAGCCTGTTGAATTTGGCAAATATACTTTTTACGTTCGCCCAATGACCGTAGCGGAGTATCACACTCACATTACCAACGATGATAAAAAATTACGTGATGAACAAACAATTCTCGCCTGTACTCTTGATAAAGACGGCAATCAACTCTTTAAAGATATTGATCAGGTAAAGAATCTGGTTGTTCAGGTTCGACAATTCTTGATCGGAAGTATTGCGCAAGTAACTTTGTCTCTTGATCCGGCTGTATTCGAAAAAAAGTCCGAAGCAACCCCTACTTAAAATTTATGCTGCGTAACATGTTAAAGCGTGGTTTATCTCAATCCGAAATCCACGCTATGCCATTGCCTCAATTTCTTTCACTAGAACTATTTGATCGGTTTATCGAACCATCGGGAATAGATGTAATTGATGCAATGTTTGCACGACTTCACAGCACGATTTACGCGGCATCAGGAAATATGTCTAAAGAGGGGTTGCGTAAAATGAAATCATCCGATTTCAAATTAATTCGCGACGAAACAATTTTCAAATCGCCGGAACAACTTCAAGCCGAAAAAGAACAACAGGCGAAGAAAAGAGAAAACGATATGTTGCAACACCTTTCCCCAGCCGAACGGGAGAAATATTTAAAACGCAAAGGGGCGAAGAATGGCAAACGATAATAAACATACACTCACACTAACCGCCGATATAGGCGGTGTTGCCAATGGTGTACGAAAGGCAGAATCATTACTTGATGGGTTATCCGGTCAGGCAACATCACTAAACGGTATTCTGGGTTCCCTGGGTAACGGGATGAAGGGATCGCTAAACCCTGCTCTAATGGGGATTGGTGCGGCGGCTGGCGTTGCTGCTGCTGGCCTTTCGTTGTTGATGTCTTCGGCAGGTGAAGCTGTTAAGTTAGATGAAGTATCGAAAAAATCAGGCGTATCAACCGACGCATTGCAACAGCTAACGAAGGAATTCGGATCGGCTGGTATCGCAATGGAACAGTTCGGTGATATGAACAAAGACGCTATCAAAAACCTCGGTGAAGCAGTTGCTACGGGTGGCGGCATCGGTGAAGACTTAAAAAAATATGGTCTGAACTTAAAGAATTTCACTGGTTATATCGGGCAAACCAACGGCGGTATTAAAGCATCAATTTCTTTGTTTTATCAGTTGAAGGATGCAGGCGCTACCGTTTCGGAAATCACTTCGGCTATGGAAAAAATGGCGGGTGGTTCATCTGCAATGATTTCCCAATTAGGCGAATACAGATCTGAACAGGAAGCATTAAACGCGGTTGGTCAACATAACGTAGATATTACGGAAGACTCGATCAAAAGTTACGCCGAATTCTCTACGAAAATGGGTAATCTCGAAACCAAAATTAAAGGCGCTATTGCTAATGGATTAACACCAGCCGTTAATAAAGTGATCGAAATTTGGGATTGGTTCGAGAAAGATTGGGGCAATACCGAATTTGCGAAATGGTGGAATAAAGCTAACAGTGAAATCTTCGATTCCGAATTATTCGGCGGTGAAGGTAATGTTGGTAAGAAAAATACCCGACGTAAATCACCGGAAGAACAAGCCGCAGAAGAAGCCGAAAAAGCTACTAAAGAACGACTCAGGCAAATTAAAGAAAACGCTGGTTTACTTAATGCCGATATGAAAAAAGTCGTTGAAGATGCAGAAGCCCACACCGCCGAATTAGCCGCTAATGCGAAATATGATAAGCGTTTAAAAGAAGAAGCAGAAAAAGAAGCGGATAAATTAGCAAAAGAGGCTGCTGCTAAAGCGAAAGCTGCTGCTGCGGAGGCAAAACGTTTAGCCGATGAAGCAAGACGTAAAGCGGAAAAGGAAGCGGCTGATCTTGCCAAAGCGAAAAAGGATTCTTACGACGCACTAAACCGGATCACCGTTGAAGGTTTTAGCGCGGAAGCTGCTTCTATGGCTAGTGGTAACGCCAAATTAGAACGCGGCTACGATGATATTAAAATGCTTCAAGAGAAAGGCGTAATTGATGCTAAGGAAGCTGCTGAACGTCGCCAGGCTCTGATTATGGCTATGGGTGGTAACTTCTTAGAATCGCTTATCGGTATAGACCCAGATAAACGGGCAGATATCGAACGCGCGGTTGAAGATACTTATAATTCTGAACTTGAATCACTTCAAACCGCTCTGGATCAAAAGCTGATTCTTCAAGAAGAGTATGCAGCGAAGAAAGCCGCTATTGATGATGCCTACGGGGAACGTAAACGGGTACTGGACGAGACTGAACAACAAGCGGCTATTGCTGCTACCGTTCAATCACTTGATCTCTATCAGGGGCTTGCTGATGGCGCTATGGCTGCAATCGGTGCTGTTGCTGGTGAAAACTCCAAAGCGGCTAAAGCATCGTTTGCCGTAAGTAAGGGTTTGGCAATCTCTAAAGCGACTATGGACGCATACAGCGCTTTCTCTGATGGTATGAAAGAGGGTGGCTTTGCTGGTTTTGCCCTGGCCGCTTCGAAGATGGGCGCTGTGATGCAACAGCTTGCAAGCATCAAGCAGGTGAAAGGCCAGTTCCACGACGGGATCAACAACGTTCCTTCAACGGGTACTTACTTGTTGGAACAGGGCGAACGTGTGGTTGATAAACGTTTGAACCAGGATCTAAAAAACTACCTGAACGGTGAACAGGGTGGCGGGATCACCGTATCCGCTCCGATCACTATTCAGGGTAATGCTTCAAGCAACGACCGCGAATTAATGGAAACGTTGAAACGATACCCGCAAGAAATTGCACGGTTGGTTGAAGACGCACAGCGCAGACGAAGTTAATAAAAGCCCCTTGATACTTACTAAATAAAGGTAAATATCTAAGGGGCTTTTTTATGTCTGACATTTTCAACGATACAAAATTTAAAACAGAAATCCGGGTGAATTCAGTAGCCCCATTCTTTGCGAATAAATCTGCTTCGGGTAAAACTTTGCGTAGGTTCACCGGGATCCAGTGGTACGAAACCACGGTTACAGTTAACTACGTTGGTGAAGATCAACACCTGTTTGATGAATGGTTAGCTGAATACCGCTACGGTAAACCGTTTCAGTTCCCGATGTACAAGGCTGTTAACCTGATGTACAGGGGTAATCAAACCTCACTGTGTAACGTAACCGCTGCGGCTCCGGCTGGCGCTCGTGAAATCCCGGTTTCGGTTCTGCTCGAAAAAGGAACCAAATTCACCTTCGCAAACCAAACCAAAGTATACGAAGTAACGGACGTTGATCCGGTTACGCAAACAATGCTTATTTTCCCGAACCTTCGCAATCAGGTTCAAGCGGGTGAATTAATCAATTATCGAACTCCGGTATTAACATTAATGATTACTTCGAACGATTTCGAATACGATTTGAAACAAACTACCTATACCGAATTCGAAGCAACGGAGGCGCTATAATGGCAACGAAACAAGAAGAGATCGCAAATCTTTGCGTTCATCCTGATTTTCTAAAAGATTTCAATTCCCGAAACGGAACCAGTAAAACAGTATTATCCCAACAAGAATTATTTTCGGTTGGTACTGTATTTCATTGCATCACCGTAACTATGGCGCAAGGGGCGGGGGTTTTACGTATTTGTGATGGTTATCATGATATCGACCACAACAACCATAAATTCCTCGCTACGGGTGATTTGCTCGATGTTATGGCCCCGACCAAATCCAAAGAAATTAATAATCAGGGAATGTCCGTAAAGTTTGCAAACGTTCGCCAGGATTACATTCAGTTGATCCGGGAGAAGAAACTAGACAAAGCAACAGTTCAGATCGAAGTTGTATTTTTGAATCCGTTAAAAGGTGGTGTAGTTGCCAGCTATGGACAGTTTTACGGTGAAGTTGATTCCACTATCGTTAATATTCGAATGGGTGAAACTGAAAGTGAAAACACAACCGAAATCAAACTAAACTCGCTTTGGTGTTCTCTGGATCAGAACGCAAGGCATCACGCATCAGATGGGGTTCATCGTAGTTACCCGGGTAATGAAAATGATGGGTTCTTTAGTAAAGCGGGTAAATGGAATTCAGAGGCAATCTGGACAGCCAAAAAATAACACTAAATACCCTATATAAAGTTTATGGGGTATTACATGTTAAATCACGATATTATCAAGCAAGCATTAATTACCGATTTCATTAATGAGACAGTAGGGCAAACCTTCGAATACGGTCACTATGATTGCAATTTGCAAATGGTGAAATTAGTTGACGTTCTGAACAATACAGATCATTACGAAAAACTTCACCGCAGATACTCATGCCCGAAATCAGGTTTTGCTCTTTCGAAAAAAGAAATTGGGTTTGGCGATACTATGTCTTTTGTTGAGCATTATTTCGACAAAGAAGAAAAGCCAACTTTTGAAAATGGAACAATCCTTGTTTCTGTTCAGAAAAACCGAAACAAGAAAACGTATCACGTTGCAATTGTTTATTCCGGTTATGCCCTTGCCGTTAACTCTCGGAACGTTTACCAGATGATGCCTGTTGCCCTGGTAGATTTTGAATCTTCATGGAGGATCAAACCATGCCAATAATGGTTGTCGCGGCTATCGCGATTGCCGCTGCGTCAACCGCTGCGGCGTTAATCACTGCTGGGGTTGCTCTGGGTATTGCTATTGGGGTTGGGCTTGCTGTAGGCGCTGCTATGGCGATTATGTCACTGTCCATGCAACCGAACGTACCCCGAATACAATCACCAGATTCAGCTTCAACGTTAGGTTCTACAACCGACCCTTCAACGGTGATCCCTACGATTTACGGTGAATCCCGAACAGGTGCTATCAACGTGTTCAAAGCCGTAAACGGTACTGATCAGAAGGGTAACTATCTTGTTCAGGTGTTCGCTATTTGTCAGGGTGAAATTGATTCAATTAAACAGATCTTTATGGATAACAAAAAGGTTCTGATTGATAACAATACTCACGTTGATGGTGTTATCCCTAAAGCCCGTATCTCTGCACCGTACCAGGATATTTTACAGATTGAGATTTCCACGGGTAAAAATCCCGGTCGCCATATGTCGTTAGCAAAAAAATATATCGGCAACGAATGGCCTGATAACTTTACCGGGAACGGCGTTGCAACGATGTGTATCGTTATGCACAAGACCAACAATGCGTTAACTGATGGTGTTGATATCCTTCAACCGAACTCACAGATCGCAGTTGAACTAAACGGGAAGAAGATCACCAACCTGGTAAACGGCAACGTAGGCTTTACCAGGAACGGCCCTAGTTGCTTACTCGATTTCCTTACCAACACAAACGGCCTGAATACACCGATTGACCGTATTGATCTGGATTCGTTTAAAGTAGCTGCTGCACGTACCGAAAACAGCTATTGGTGTGATGGTGCAACTGATCCGAACGCAAGTAACAAAGCTAACATCGAAAACATCTGTTCTTCATTTGGCGGTATTGTGTTTGACTCTTTCGGGAAATTAACCCTGAAATTAGATGCTCCTGACGTAACGAAATATCATTTTGACGAAGATAATATTGTTATGTCTGAAATTACTTTAAGTGATGGTGGTACGAGCAATTATTACAACACCTTGAACGTAAGTTTCAACGATCCAAAAATTGATTATTCATCAACAGTGCTTCGTTACCCTTCGGACGCGCAACGAGATGCACTAATTAAAAAAGATAAACGAGTTATCGCAAAAGATATCACTATGCGTTTTTCTAAAAACGTTGGTGCTATTGACCGTTTAGCCAGTATCGAACGAAACAAAGCGTTGATGACTCAACAGATCAGTTTCTCAACCGCTGACGCTTTCACCCTGGAAGTTTGGGATGTTATCAGCGTAAGCAATAAAGAATTACAACTGAACAATAAACTGTTCCGTGTTCTGTCAATCACTCCGATGATGGATACAGGTACGGCAGGAACGATCATAGTTACCGCTGGTGAATATGATTCTTTGATTTATTCAAATCAGGATTTAGCCGCTAAACCAAACTACGATCCTATTTCAGTTTCAACCAGCATTTACCAGCCATACAATTTAACCGCTGTTGGTACTGGTGAAAACGTATACGGTTCTAATGTTCTGGTGAAGTGGGAATGTAATGTTGATTACAACCGTTATCAGTTTTATGTTCAGTATAAACGTACTGACTCAACAGAATGGTTATCCGCTGGTAATACTTCTGATTACGAATTTACCATCACTGGTTTGCTAACTGGCGCTCAATACGATTTCCGCGTTTGTGCTGCTGGCCTTTACTATCAGTCACCGTGGACTGAATTAAGCAATCCTAGTTTAGCTGTTCAATATCTGTTACCTGCTCCGGTTGTCCGGCTGCGTAACGGGATCGCGCTAGGTTCGAAAGAAACCCGGCATCAGGCGTTTGATCTGGAATGGGATGATCAATCACAGTTAGACGTAACGGTTAACGGTGTTACTACGAAATTCGTTGATCATTTCGATTACTACGAAATTGAAGTAACCCAAAAGAATCAGGTGTTCACATACCGCACGAAGGATATCAACTGGATCTATACCTACGAAATGAACGCCGTAAACGGGCTGTCACGTAACGTTAAGTTTGGTGTTCGTGCAATCGGGTTCGGTGGTCGTAAGTCTAACCAGACCGTTTTACAGTGCTTTAACGCGCAGGCTCCGGCGTTACTCGGCTTTAGCGCTTCACCTGGTTTCGGTGCAATCTTCGTGAACTGGAACAACCCAGACCCGGTAACTGTTCCTGATTACGCTGGTGTTGTTGTCCAGGTAGCACAAACGGCAGGATTTACGGGTAGTACGCTGAAAACGTTCACCGCGCCTAATGCCTCAGAGATCCATACAATTAACCTTCCAGACGGTAACTGGTACGTTCGCGTGGCTGCTTATGATGTGTTCGGACAGGACGGGTTAACTTACACCGCTGGTATCATGGTTCAGCTTCAATCTAAAGTTGATTGGACTCAGCAAGATTCACAGGTGATCAAAGATTTCCTGAATCTGGAGACACATTTAGATTCGGCAGTTGATCAGGCGTTTGAGCGCTCCAAAGACGCGCTACAGCAAGAGATCAGCAATCTGCACACCAATGTAACCAACGAACGCAATCAAGCGATTACAGCCGCTTCTACGCGCCTGGAACAGATTGTGAAAGACGGGGATAAGGTTGTTGTTGATGCTCTGAATCAGGTTAAGGTTACGATTGATAACGATATCAAATCAGAGATCACTGGTCTTAATACCGTTGTTGCTTCTAACAATCTGGCACAATCTCAGGCGCTACAAACTGTTAAATCTGAAATTGAAGGGAAGGTTGCGCAAGTCAGTACGAACGCGCAGACAGCCGTTGATGCTCTTAAAAATACGGTTAACTCGAAGTACACCATCAAGGTAAACGCTAACGGTGTTGTTACTGGTATGACGATGGTTGCAGACAGTACAAATGATAAGAGTGCTATCTATTTTAACGCTAACGAATTCTTCGTAATCACGAATAGTTCTAACCCTGCAAACCCGGTGATCCCGTTCGCTATCCAGAACAACAAAGTAATTTTGAATTCTGCGATTATCGCGAATGCTTCTATTGGCGCTGGTCACATCATCGATGCAAGTATCAACGAAGCGAAGATTGTTAACGGTGCTGTTACTAACTTAAAAGTTGGTGATCTCAGGTCTAATAACTACGTTGCTGGTGCTACTGGTTGGAACTTACCGAAAACGGGTAACGCTGAATTTAATAACGTGGTTGTACGTGGTCACGTTGAAGCGGGTTCCGGTTCGTTTAAGGGTAGGGTTGAAGCGGATTCTGGATACTTCAAAGGCCAGATCACAGCGGATTCCGGCGTACTGAACAACGTACTTATAAACGGCAACTGTACTATCCTGGGCAAACTTGATGCGACGAACATTAACGGTCTACCACTGGTAAAGAGAGTTGGCCTGGCTTCTAGTGATTGGCAATCAATCGCAACCAATTTCGGCGGATCACCAGGCCAGAACAAAGCAATAACTGTTATTGATACAAGCGATATTCCATCAACTAACGGCGCGTTTTCGATGTGTGCTGCTGGGTTCGGGGAATGTCGCTGGGAATATCAAGGCGATCCGCCTGATGTGACTTACAACGTTTATAAGAACGGTGTTCTGGTTCAATCCGGTGCGGGTAATATTAGCCCGTTAGTAGAGATCGGCGGTTATGGTGGAACTATCCGTGTTGATGCCGTTGTTACGTTTCGCGGTAGTGTAGGTGATGGAACCCAAACGTATATCAAAAAGTTCTCTCGTAGAAATACCGGGATTATGTACGCGATATACGGATAAATTTTAAGCCCCTTAAATAAAGGTGTAAATCTAACTAAGGGGCTTTATATGCCATTTGTAATTGAACTAACCATAGGCGGTATTATCGCCGCCATCGGTGTTATCTGGAGAATGCACAGCAACCAGGTATCAACCAAAATTAAACACGAACAACGTATTGCCTCTATTGAATCCGAAAACCAACTACAGGATTTAAAAATCAAGCATATCGAAGATAAAAATGAATCTTACGGTTCGCGTATTGAAAGACTTGATAACGCGGTTATCGAAATTAACCGCAACATCACTAAGATATTAACTATCCTGGAAGGTGGTTCCAATGGGAAAAAAACTAAGGACGCTTAAACAGTACATTGCTAAATCGAAGAAGTTGTTGCTGGCCCTGCTGATGCTGGTGGTTGTGTACAACCTGATCGCGATGGTTGCGGGTTGGCCTGTGATCGATATCGGTTCGGCGTTTGGTGGGGTGTTTGCGGTACTGTCTGCTCTGGGGGTTTAAATGGCTAAACCCTCTAAAGCGCAGATAAAAGCCGACTCAAAGAACAAAGCTGCTACCGAAAAAGCAAAAGAACAGTTACGTAAACTCATGATCAAAGATTCGGATGATTACATGAAACGGGTGGGTAAAGCCTCTAAGCAATCAGCGATCATCCTTCGTGAACAGATAGCGGATAAGATTGATCGGCCTATAGGGTTCACTCAGAATCAGTCTACGTTCTACACGTTCAGGAAAATCTCTGATACCAAAATCGAACACAAGATAGGTATTAAAGATGCACAGGATCGGTATCTCGGCCCGTTGTTCAAAGGCAGGCGAAACCCAACGGATAAATTCATGCCGATTAATAAAAAGTACATCGATGGTCACGGTAATATCAGGGGGCTAAATAAGAATAAGCAATCAGGCAAATACAAAGCGGTTTCTGATAAACAGACTAAGTTCAAAGAAATCCTCGTAGATACTACTCAGAAAGATAAGACTAAACGAATCGTTGCGATCAAACACAATCCGACGAAACGAAAAGCCTTGTTTGATTGGGAACAGATATCTGATGACCTGATCAAGAATATTAACAAGGTAGCGAGAAAATGAGAGTAGAAGATTTCCCCTGTTACAAATATGACGATTTAAAAGATATTAAGCTGAACGGCAAATTTGCAGAATCAGTAACGTATTCGTTCGATAAAAAACACGTTAAGCAAAATAAATTAAAACAGATGCTGGTTAACGATAGAAATTGCTTTATTGCTTCAACCCAGATCGAGAAACCTATTATCCGTTTTAAAACTGGTGCGGAAGTTGATATTGATTGCCCGTTTATTTTCGAATCCCGTTGTGTTTGTGTCGGCTCGTTCCCGTACAACTACAAAGGCTACCGAATGAAAGCTTTTGTTTTCCAGTATATCTAAGGGTGAAACATGAATAATTTTAAATTCAGCAACCGAAGTAAAAATAATCTTATCGGTGTTCACCCTGATCTGGTCAAAGTTGCTCATAAGGCATTAGAAATCACCAAAGTGGATTTTGTTGTGATTGAAGGTGTTCGAACCTTTGAACGTCAGAAACAGATGGTACGCGAAGGTAAGTCTAAAACATTGAATTCTCGCCACCTCAGAGGCCACGCAATCGACGTTGTGCCTTATCCGGTATCCTGGGAACCTAAAGCGTTTGTGCCTGTTATAGCGGCTTTTAAAGCGGCTGCTGCGGAACTAAATGTTCCGATGGAATTCGGCGCAGATTGGAAGGGTTTTCCCGATCACCCTCACTGTGAGTTATCCCGCAAGCATTATCCTTAAATGCTAAAAAACCCCCTGTAGCGAATACAGGGGGTTTTGTCGTTTTACTCAGTAAGCTTATCGATTAGTGTCGGTGGATGCTCTGTGGCGCTCTGGTGAGCTTTAATCCATGCTTGTCGTGCTTGCTCGTACCCGTCTGGATCAATCAGCTTTTCGATATGGGTATGAAGCGTTATCCCTGACAACTCAACCATTACCCGATCATTCACCGTGTGGATATCAACGAACGCTTCGCCTGGTGACGATCTCCGGTTGTACTTCAATACAATCCTCTGTTCGCTGTTGTCGATGTACTTCACCATAAACAGACCGAACCTACTGTTGAACGTGGTGCAATCTATGCTTTTGATTGCCTGCTTAATCTTCAACCGGATCCGTTTGCGGTCAGGGTTGGTTACGTCCTCGGTATCGAATTTCCTGAATTCATCCCAGCCTGTACTAATCTGGGCTGACTTCTCTAATTTGTACTCGGAGAATTTAAACTCAAGTTCCCGCTTCTGTTTTTTGTAGCTGTTGATCTCGGTTGCGAGTTCATCAATACCGGAATCATCGGTAAGGGTAGCGAGGCGAACCAGTTTCTTAATCTGACGGTCTAGCTTGTCGATCTCGTGCTTGAACCATTCAGTTCTGTCCTCCTGGTTGTTGTTCCAGACGTGATCCGCTATCAACTGCAAAATTACGTGTTCGAGTGGTTGCCCGGTGAACCCGGCGTTACCGCAAGATTTACCGTCGGTGTTCTTCGATGCGCATACGTACCGGAACCGACTTTTAGCCGCACTGTTCTTTGTCATAGGCAACCCACACTTCCCACACCGTAGAATACCTATCCCGGATAACAACCCGATTTCCTGTAAGCTGTTCCCATTTGCTGGGTTTCTCGTTGCGGCTCTGGACTTGTCCAGTGAGGCTAACGTCAGGTAATCCGTTTCGGTCATTAACGCCGGGTAATAATCCTCGATCACGAAGGTTTCTTTTTCATTAATCCAGTATTCATCCCCGGATTCATCAACGTGTCTTTTCCTGACTAATGCCCCGTTTAAATCCCGCTTATCAAGAACAAATTCTTTTCTTCCGTGAACGGTGGGGTTCAAGAAGCTACGGATTAAGTTCATCCCCCACACATCAGCGTTACCTTTTTTATCTTTGGTCGGCGGCTGGTGGTTCTCGTTCAGGTAACGCTGAATTTCACCAGGTGAACAACCATCCCATTTCATACTGATGATCTTTTGCGCAACCGAAAAGTATTCTGGGTGAGGGATTACGTTACCGTTCTCCTGGGCGCTCCACCACACATTTTGACCGATGGACTCAATCACGAAAGCAGGTGTACCGGATGTCCTGCTTAGGTTTTTCTGAATAAGGGATCGGGCCTGTGACTCAACACGAGTCTTTTTGGTTACTGATTCCTCATGCGCACGGGAAAACAACAGTACCGACATCACCAAATCCATCGTTGAACTAGATAAGGTTTCGTAGGTGTACACCTTTGAATCCATCCCGGTTACGACGGTGATCCCCTTGCGCAAAATCTCTTTGAGGATATCTAACGCGGATAATGTTTCCTCACGCGAAAGACGGTCTAAGTTTTCCACTACTAACCATGAACCGACCGGAACCCGTTTCCCGATCTGGTTGATGAATTCACGTAAGTTACCTTGAGCGGCATTCTTACCTTTGAACGCTGAAACCCCTAAATCACGGAACGAAAGCGTATCCAGTTCCAGACCGTACTGATTCGCGATCCGGTTCGCTGTAGCGGTCTGACGCTCTACCGATTGCCCGTCGGACTGTTTACCCGAACTGAAACGGACATAGCTGAATAATTTCGTTTTATTCAT